CAACCCCTCCACCAGCGCCCCGATGCGCTGCTCGGATGCGAGAAGGGCGGCTTCGGCTTGTTCCTGTCCGGTCGCATAGCCTCGATTGAAGCCAGAGAGCGCTAGATCGTTCAAACGCGTTATTTCCAGCAGCGCCTCATCCCGCTCCCGTTCCGCCTTCTCCGCCCGCTTCCGATGTTGCGCTTCGGCGGCGATAGGGCGGACCAGCAGATTGCCGCGATCAAACGTGTTCTTAGCGCCGCCCCAAAAATACTCACCGCTCTCGACCACATACGCATCACACTGATAACGGCGTGGGTCTTCAAGCGTGGTCATATATTCGGACTTGAAGCAGAGCGTGCCGTTAAAGTCGAACAACCCCGGCGCGCAGTCATTCAGCGTAACCTCCTCCCCATGAGTGCGGTCAGAAGACGAGGCAGCGAGGATACGAGCGGCAGTTTGCACAGCTAGATTAGTATCGTTTGCCCCGCTCCGGAAAGCGGTTCGCGCTCTGTCCGCAGCCATTGGTGATAAACCAGTGGAAACCATCAAAAACGTTTGCAAAGCTTCTTCGCGAGCTTTGGGTAGCGCCGTCACAGGCGCCGCATCGGGGGTGGGGTCATTTTCCACAACATCGCTCCTTGCTTGGAGCGGAAGGATCATCTAACCACCACATGTGGCGAGCGGCCCTACCGCTTGTCCGGGCCGGCACGTTGGAAGCGTGACCGGCCCGTCTGCTGTTTGGGCTAGGTTGCGCGGGCTGTCAACACCGGGAAAGCTGGTGGCGGAGCGTTCAGGCGACCTCACGCTACAACGCCACCAGAGTCGGAAACGCAAGGTGGATGAGGCCTTGCACCGCCTGACGCCGACAGCTTGACGAAGGGAGGAACCGCCGGCGCTGTGAGGGGTGGTAGCGTGGGTCGGGTGCGCGATGCAAGCGCTTGTGTGGGGTGCTGAGGTGGGTTAGGGTGCGGCCTGTTGGCAGGTGTGCGAGACCGGCCTACAACTTAGGACCTGACCGAAAGGCCAACCGCATGAGCTTGTTTAAAGCAGACGCATCCGCGGATCAAGCGGAAGCGCGCATCGAATACTATCTCAATGAAGGCTGGGATGGTTCTGGTATAAAGCCGTATACGCAGCTTTTAATTGCTGAATGCGCTTTGCGGACGCGCCGAACCGCCCGGTTAAAAGAGCATCCCGATGGACCTGAAGACGCATCCGAACTGCGGTCCATCGTTCTTGAGAAAGCGCGACAGCGATGGTTGTCGGGGCTATACGCCGATCCTTTCACTCGTAATCCGAGGAAGCGGCCTTGTCTGTGAGCGACGAACCTGAGTGGCCGCCCCTGCCGGATCAGATGCCAGACAATGTGTACGCTTTACCAGGATCAAAACCGGAAGAAGTCTCAGAAGACCTAATTGCTCAGCAGTTCACCCGCGAACATGCGGACGAGATGCGGTTCGATCACGATTCTGGCAAATGGTACCAGTGGCAGCAAGTGCGTTGGGCGCCGCTGTCAGTCCCCGTAGCGTTCCACTACGCGCGCACGATCGGACGGCGCTTGGCGGCTGGCAAGAAGTCAACATGCAAGGCGAGCGTAGCTGGGGGCGCCGAACGATTTGCACGCGCCGATCCCGCCCATCGGGTTACATCCGCCATATGGGACAGTGACCCATGGATGCTTGCCACGGAAACAGGCACGCTAAACCTCAAAACGGGACGGATGCATCAGCCGAAACGTGAGGAGTACATAACCCGCCTCACAGGCTGCCCACCCGAAAACAAACCCGCTGAACTTTGGCTGCGATTCCTGCATGATGCCACGAACGGCGACAAGGAAATGGAGACATATCTTCAACGTATCGCCGGGTATTGTCTTACAGGGCTCACCACAGAACATTCGCTGTTCTTCATCTATGGGCCGGGTGGCAATGGCAAGAGTGTTTTCCTCAACATGCTTGTCTACATCCTAGGCGATTACGCCACCAGCGCGCCGATGGACACGTTCACGGCATCCAAGTTCGACAGTCATCCGACCGAACTTGCCATGCTCAAGGGCTCGCGGCTCGTTACGGCCAGCGAGACCGAGGAAAACCGCGCGTGGGCCGAGGCGCGTATCAAGGCTCTAACCGGCGGCGATCCGATCACGGCTCGTTTCATGCGGCAGGACTTCTTCACCTATCAGCCGCATTTCAAGCTTCTGTTCGCCGGAAACCACCAGCCCAGCCTTTCCAGCGTGGACGCCGCCATGCAGCGCCGCTTCAACATGATGCCCTTTCTTCATAAACCTACCGAGCCCGACCACATGCTTGAAGACAAGCTGAAGGCCGAGGGGCCGCGCATTCTGGCATGGGCGCTCAGGGGCTGCCTCGACTGGCAGAAGTATGGTCTAGGGCGTCCGCACAGCGTGATGGCGGCTACAGCGGACTATTTCAGCCAACAGGACCTGCTCGGCCAATGGCTTGAGGAAAGGTGCGTGATGGACCGTGAAGCATGGGATTTGCCAGGGACGCTTTTCGCTTCGTACAACGATTTCATGAAAAAGGCCGGCGAGCATCCGGGCACGTCGATCAGCTTTGGAAGCAAGCTCGAAAAGCGCGGTTTCCGGCGACAAAAGACTAATGGCGTCCGCAAGCATATGGGTCTTCGCCTGAAGCCGGAGGGACGGGAACAGGGACACATAGGGACGGGTTAGGCGGATTTTTTACATTACCCTTATGCGTGCGCGCGTGTGGGGCAAAACAGGACAGGGACGCTTATCCGTCCCTGCCGTCCCTGGAAGCGCCCCGTTGAATGAACGCAAGAAAAGGATTATCAAGCTGTCATGGCCGCCCGCTCTTCCATCCGCACCGACGCCATGATCGATCAGATCATCGAGCGTTTGAGCAGGGGTGAGCCGTTGGCGCAAATCTGTCGGAGCGACGGGATGCCTGACGCATCTACGTTTTGGCGGTGGCAGCAAGACGACCCCGATCTCGCGCAATCCATCGCGCGCGCACGTGAACAGGGGTTTGATCAGATCGCGATGGATAGTCTAGCGATTGTGGACGACCTTTCGGAGGAACCTGCATCTCGCAAGATTAGGGCGGAACATCGCCTCAAGCTTCTCGCGAAGTGGGACCCCAAGCGGTACGGGGAGCGCACGACGATCCAGGGCGACCCGGATAACCCTGTGGCGGTGAAGTCCACCCACGCGCTGTCGGACGAGGCTTTGGCGGCGATTGCGGCGGGGCGTGCTTAACCGCCAGCAAGCCGCAGCGGAACTTCTGCGCCGCCGTCGCGCGCGGGCGAACATGGTGAACTACGCGCGGTTCATCGAGGTGCCGGGCGCGCCCACGACCGAGGCGGATGACACCGAAGCGTTCGCGCCGGTCGAAACGCAGCTTGCCTCGCATCATGAACTGATTCTGCAAGCGACCGAGCGCTGCATCAACCGCCACCGCGGGCGCACGATGATGTTTATGCCTCCAGGGTCCGCCAAGTCTACTTATGCAACTGTGGTGGCTCCCACCCACGCCATGGGGCGCACGCCGGGGTTCAAGGTGATCGTGGCGAGCTACGCGACGGACCTCGCTCGCAAGTTCGGCAGGCGGATGCGGTCGATCGTCAAGCAGCCCGCATATCAGTTGCTGTTCGATTGCGGGTTGAGCGCAGAGAGCAGCGCTGCTGAGGAATGGGCGCTCACCAACGGTTCTGAGTTCATGGGAGGGGGCGTACTGTCAGGCATCACTGGCAACCGCGCCGATTTCATTGCGATCGATGACCCCGTGAAGGGTCGCCAGGAAGCCGACAGCGAGGCCACGAGGAAAAGCACGCTCAACGCCTACCAAGAGGACATCCTGACCCGCTTGAAGCCCTCAGGGTCTCTCATGATGACGCTGACCCGCTGGCACCAGGATGATCTTGCGGGATCGATCCTGCCGGCAAACTGGAACGGCGAAAGCGGGATGATCCCGTGCCGCGATGGTGAGACGTGGGAGGTTATCTGCATCCCCGCCAAGGCTACGCGCGTAGACGATCCGCTCGGCCGCAAGGTGGGTGAGTACATCTGGCCAGAGTGGTTCGGGCCGGAACATTGGCGCCCGTTTGAGCGGTTGCCGCGCACATGGTCAGCGCTGTATCAGCAATCGCCGGCCCCTGACACGGGTGATTATTTCAAGCGTGAGTGGATCGTACCCGTTGAGCCGCAGCACGTCCCGCCGCGTTCTAGCATGATGATTTATGGAGGGTCGGATTATGCGGTTACGGCAGACGGCGGGGATTATACTGTTCATGCTGTTGTGGGAATTTCTAGCGATGGCCGTCTCTATTTGCTTGACCTATGGCGCGCTCAGGCTTCGTCCGATGTATGGGTTGATGCTTTTTGTAGCCTTGTGCGGCGTTGGCGCCCTATTGGTTGGGCGGAAGAAACTGGACAAATCAAGTCGGGCGTAGGGCCGTTTCTCGTCAAGCGCATGATCGAGACGGAAAGTTTCGTCGCTCGCGAACAGTTCGCGACGCGTGGTGATAAGGCGGTTCGTGCGCAGTCCATCCGGGGTCGCATGGCGCTACAGGGGCTGCACATTCCATCCGATGCGCCATGGCTGGCGGATTTTATTTCCGAACTTATGACCTTTCCTGTAGGGGTGCATGATGACCAAGTAGACGCGCTTGGACTTGTGGGACAGTTGATGGATCGCATGGCGACGGGTGTTGCGGCTAAGCCGGTTGAGGAGCGGGTTCCGCCTCGTGGAGCCATTCGTGCGCCGATGTTGCCGCAGGGGAGGCGGGCGGCGTGATCAATGACGCTCAACCCGCTGATACTCTAGAGGATACCGATCGTCCCGGCTCAAGCGCGGTCATCCTCGAAGCATTAGACCACGCCGAACGCGAGTTTCGAGATTACAACGAACTGTGCCGGCGCGTCGACGCGATTTACTCCACGCGGGCCACGCTAGGTGCCGCGGTTGCCACGATGGATCTGACCGACCAGGAATATGATACGTTCTGGGCGAGCATGGAGGTGCTGAAGCCCGCGATCTACGCCAAGTCCCCCCAGGTCGTCGCTAAGCCTCGCTTCTCCGACGCTACCGCCACCGACAAGGTCGTGGCCGAGCTGCTGGAGCGGGTTGTCAACAGTGAGTTTGAGCGCAACAACCTCGATATGCACCTACGTGAGGTGCGCGACGACATGGCGTTGCTCAATCGCGGCGTACTGTGGGTCACTTACGAGAGTGACGGCGGCGACAAGCGTATCTGCGTCGATCACGTAGACCGGCTCGACTACCGCCATGAGCCTGTGCGCTATTGGCCAGAGCTAGGTTGGGAGGCGCGTTGTGCGTGGATGACGCTGGACGCAATGGTCAAGCGTTTCACCAAGCTCGACCGTGAGACGTTGCGTCAGGCGTCATTTACGGAACGACGCGAGCGTCATGACGATGACGTTAGCACTAGTGCCAAGGCTCCCATCTGGGAGGTGTGGAGCAAGGCCGACAACCGCGTCTATTGGGTGACCGAAGGCATTGATCGTATCCTCGACGAGGTTGCGCCTCATCTGGATCTCCGCGACTTCTACCCGGCCCCGCGCCCTGCTTATGGCACGCTCAAGCGACGCTCGCTGATCCCCGTCCCGGACTATGTGCGCTACCAGCGCCACCTCGATCAGATCAACGACCTGACCGCGCGCATTTACACGCTGCTTGAGCGCGTGCGTGTCGTAGGCTTGATCCCGGCCGGTGGCGATGTGGGACAGGCCATCGAAACGGCGATGTCGGAGAACACGACCGCCATGTTCATCCCCGTGCCAGGCGCTGCCATGACGCCCGGCGGGTCAGACTATGTGCAGTGGTTGCCGATCGAGGTCATCGCCAACACCATCACGGGTCTTATCACCGCCCGCCAGCAGCTATTCGCGGACTTCGACCGCTTGTCCGGCATTTCCGATATCATGCGCGGCGAGACGGAGGCCGACGAAACTCTAGGAGCTCAGCGACTCAAGGGGCAGTATGGCTCTGTTCGCGTCAAGGATAAAACGGAAGAAATCGTTCGCCTCGCTCGCGATGTGTCGCGTGTGGCGGTGGAAATCATCTGCGAGAAGTTCGACCAAAAGACGTTGCTTGATATTTCGCAGATGACCATTCCGAGTCGCAAGGACGTAGAACACGATATCGAGGAGGTCAAGAAGGCCGCTAAGGAGGAGCTAAAAGCGCTCACCAATAAGGCGGAACAGGCTATGCAGCAGGCGCAGGCACAGCAGCAGCCCGGACAGCCGCCACATCAACCGATTGACCCGCAGCAGGCCCAGGCGCAGCTACAACAGGCTCAGCAGCAGATTGGCGAGAAGTACGCGCCGCAGCTTCAAGCACTGCAAAACACGGTCGTCATCGAAGACGTGATGAAGGTGATACGCGACCGGCGCGACCGGGGGCTTATCATCGACATCGAGACGGACAGCACCGTCATGACGGACGAGATTGCCGAGAAGCAGGCTCGTACGGAATTGTTGCAGGCGTTCACGGGCGCCATCCAGTCGATGCAGCCGATGTTCGCATTGGGTGATGCCGGCGCCAAGTTGGCGGTGGAAATCATCCGTTTTACGCTTCAGCCTTACACGCGGGGCAATCGCCAGATTCAGGGCGCGTTGGACGAGCTGCTTGAGCAGGCGCCAGAGATCGCCGCTAAGATGGCCGCGCAGCAGGATGACGGCGCGAACGATCAGCTTGCTAAGGCGCAACAGACATTGGCGGAAGCGGAGCAGACCAAGGCACAGGCGGCCGTGCAGAAGGTTCAAGCCGATGCGGCTGCGGCACAGGCTGAGAACCAAGTCAAAATCGGACAGCTTCAACTTCAACGCCAAGCGGATCAGGAGAAGTTTCAACATCAGATGGCACAGGTGCAGCAAAAGGCGCAATCCTCGGACGAGAAGCACCAGCAGCAGATGGGCAAACTGCAACTCGACTACGCCGACGCGCAGAACGACGCAGCATTGCGTGAGCAGGAGCTGAAAGCCCAAATTAACCTGCTGACCGCGCAAACAGCGCAAATCCTGCACCAGCTTGGGCTAGACGAGCGCGCACAGGACCTAGACGAGTACAAAGCCACTAGCGAAACACACGCCCGTGTGGTAGACCAGCGGCAGACGGCCGTCGCCTCGGAACGCGAGGATGCTCGGGCCTTGAGCGATCAAGGACAAGAGCAGTGAGCTATCCTGGCGGCGCACCTGTTACGATTGTTGGGGGACAGAACGGCGGGGCCGGTTCTGGCACGGCTGCCAATCCCACGGTTACGACGCAGAGTGCGCCGACTTACACCTTGTCGAATGGCGCGACCTCGACAGGCAGCCAAACGCCGGCTGCGGGTAGCTACAGGCTCAATACGCCGTCTGCGTTTAATGGCGCTACGCTGACGATTACCAGCACGTCGAGCAATGGCACGACGGGAACGGCAACTTACACGTCAGCGCCCTCCGTCCCGCCAGAGTATGACATCTATAGCGGGACGACGATCAACGCGGCTTGGTCGGGTGGTACGCCGAATGGTAATGTGACGCTTAGTGGTGGCCCAACCGTCGTCGGTGGCAGCGCGCTTCCGACTTATCCGACGTATCAAGCGGTTGCACCCACGCCGGTCAGCACGACAGTCAGCAATACCACCCAGACAGATAGCGCGGCTTTCACTCCGCAACTTGGCCGCCCAGTAAACGTGCTTATCACGGGCACATGGGCAGGAACCGTACAAGTTCTGCGCTCGCTTGATGGCGGCACAACCCGGAACCCGATTACGGCGGCTGGTACGCCTTACGGGCGGTTCACGGCCAACGCACAGGAGGCGGTGGGCAGCGACAGCGACCCGGCGGCAACCTATTACTTGCGGTTCATGCTCACAAGCGGGTCAGCCACGGGGAGTATCCGCTGATGGCTGATATTGATGTGATCGCGCGGGGGTTGGCAAGCGCGGCGCTTTTACGCGCCAGCGCCGCCAAAAACGCCTATATCGCGACTGTGGACGGTGGTATCTTGGCAGGTAGCACCGCCGATCAAGGGGCAGGTATTATCGCGGCCACGGCCGCAGCAGCGGCGGCTGGCAAGGCTTGCGCCTTTCCAGCAGGAAAGGTTTACTACACGGGGATCATTCCTGTTCTTTCCAGCATTATTGGAGAGGGCAGCACTCAAACGCAGTTTATCAACATATCCGCCAATGGCTCCGGCGGGTTGTTCGATTGTCAAAATCAATCAGACCTTATCTTCTCTGGATTTTCGATCACTGCGCAAAATGGCGTGGGTGTGACTAGTTCTGAAAACGATAGTGGCCTTAGGTTGACATACGTCAATCGTTATCTCATTGATGATATTCGATTTTCGAAAATAACCGGTGCTGCATTGCTTCAGCGGCATTGTTCTTACGGTTTGATCACTCGAGGACTAACTGTTGATTGCTGGCATGACAGCTTTCACGTCACCGGTTCGTCCAAATCGATCGTCTATCTTGCTCCGCGCGTCGTCAACGGCGGAGATGACGGAATAGCAATCGTCGGCTATCAAAAAGATGGAGTGCGCCCAAGCGGAATCACCGTCGTGGCTCCCGAGATCAACGGGACAAAGTACGCCCGTGGAATCGCAGTAGTCGGAGCGCAAAACGTTGTTGTGCAAAGCCCGAGGGTGTCTCGTACTCGAGCCGCCGGAGTGTACGTATCCGCTGATTCCGCATACGGAACTTACGCGAATGACGATATTCTAATTGACGACATGATCGTTGATGGTTGCGGCGCGGCAAGTCAGGTATCGCTTGATACCGGGGGGTACGTCGCGTTTTCCATGCCTGCAGTTTACGTGTCAGCAAGCGCCGGCCTAAATAATAACAATATCGTTATGCGTGGCAAGGTACGCAATTCGGCCAACACTGGACTATTTACCGCCGCAAATGGCGGGTATGTCACAAATAGCGATTTTTCTGGCGTGGTAGTGGATGGAAGTTGGGACCCGTACAACCTTAATGGTTTTCCGCTGACAACCACAGCGGCGGTGAATGCATCACCTACTCTGCCCTTCGCCAACACGATGGGCAGCGCCTACGGTCAAGACGCAATTGCCAGCGTCTCCGGCACGCTGCAGCGCATCGGTGGCGTGATCGCGGCGACACCGACTAGTATCACGCTCGACACGAACGTCACACTTCCCTCTGGTACCGTTGTCTATTTCAAGGGCGGCGGATTTTTGCCTGCGACAGCTAAACTAACTGCCGCTGCGACATCTGGCGCGACCTCTGTAGCGGTTGCCACGTCTGGGGTATTGGCCACTAACTCGGCCGATCCGACTTCGCTTTATGTCGGCGCTACCTTGGCTGGCACGGGGCTTGCCGCAGATACCGTGATGACCGGCTTTGTAGCCGGCCAGATCACTTTTTTTCCGGCGACAACAGCAGCGCTCGCCAGCGGTGCGGCAATCACTACATCACCACCCTGGTACTTTGATGCCACATCCACCACCGTAAACGCTGCCTTCGCGGCTGGTGTAGATACGATCACCGTCACGGCAAACAACGGGATCACCAAAGGGCAGGCATTTACCGGCGGCGCCCCAGGGACCTTCGTACTCAACGCCAATGGTCTTACGATCAAGCTAACTCAACCTCTACCAAGCGCGCTCGCGTCTGGCGCTGCCGTGTCGTTCGGTTTCATTGGGCAGTCCGCAAAGAACGGCGTACAAATCAACGCCGCCAAGGATCTCAACCTACGAGGAATGAGAGTTAGGGCTTCCGGGCAATATTCGGTTGTCTTTGGCGACGGCCTTGGTGGTATAATCGACGCTCGCGATATTATTGGAGAAGAAGTAGCCTGCACTAGCGCGTTTGGCCGACACCTTCACGATGCAGGAACGCTTGGAGCGGGTACGGTTCTCAAGAAGGAAGGGACTTGGATGGCGCTGCCGAGCAATTGGCCGCGCAAATTTGATACCCTTATCTATTCCCCAGCTGCAAATTGGCAGTATACGGAATGGGGACCGAATAATAAATGTCAAAATAATGCTGTTGGCATGAACGTTGGACTTGCATCTCTTGTTGCAGTTCAGGCCACTAGTGGCACATCTTACACCTATACGAACAATTATCCGTCTACCGTTAGCTTGTCTTTCGTAGGCGGTGTCGTATCTGATATCAGCGTCAAGCGGAACGGTCATTCAGTTGCGTTTACAATTGCTGGCGCTTCACCGGCGCTAGTGGACCTACGACCGCTTGATTCAGTGACGGCAACGTTCACGTCAGGCTCCGCGCCGACTGTCACGCTTATTCCGAGGCTTGCATGACCCGCACCCTACGCACCACGCTAGGCTTGATGGCGGCCACTCTTGCCCTGCCCTCGCTGTATCTTGCCGGCGCGCACAGCCAGGCCGTCGTCCAAGCTGCTCCCGACGATAGCGCGCTCAAGGCGCTACAAGCCCAGATGGCGGCGTTACAGAGCCGGCAGGACAGCGACGCCGCCACGGCAGCCTCCGCGGTTCAAACGGCCACCAGCGCGCAAATAACGGCAAACGCCGCTGCAACACCCGCACAGGTTTCCAGCGCTGTAGCGGCTGCCACGCCGGCCGACTGCCCTGCCCCTTTGTCCGACGCTCTTGTGGCAACCGCCGGGAGCGCCACGCGCTGTATGCCCAAGCAGGACGCGCAGCGGGCAACGCAGGTTCAGTCGACGACGGTCACAACCGCTAGTGACGGCAGTTTCACCGGAATGTGGCCTGTTGCATTCGCCAGCACGCCTACCGGTCGCGTCGCTGACATCGAGATCAGCGCCGGCGCTACCACACCCTACAAATGCTCGTTCAACGCTGGAGGCGTGACCGCAACGGGCTTCAACGGTAAGTGCTGGCAGCTTGTCGCTACCACTCTACCCACGACAGCAACGGCCTTGCTTGGGCTAACAGTTTCACCCATCACCAATGCGGCGGCCAATCTTACCGTTCGCGTTATCGGGAGGCAGTAGATGCAGAACTATGTTGATGGGCCGGATGGGCTGTTTTATCTTGGGGTCGATGCGAACGGTTACTACGCCTACGCTTTCGGCCAGCACGTTGCGATCGACGGCTCGCCCGTCGTCATCCGCTTCGATCCGCCGATCGCGCCCACCGTAGATGCTGGTGAGATCTACCGCACCATCCAGGCTCAGCTTTCGGGAGGCCAGTGATGGCTACGGGCTATCCCCGTCGATTCGTTGAGCTTGGTGTTCCTGTGCCATTAGCGCGACGGATTGCTCTTCAAATCACGGCCGGTGTCGGTAATCAGCGCCAGTTGATCGAACTCGGCATGATGCCAGGAGAGGCCAAGCGCGTGGCGGCGCTTATTAGCGGCACGCCCATACCCGTGAATCGGTTAGCGGAGACTTCAATGCCGCCGCGTGTTATTCGCGAGATTGTCGGCCAACTAGCCGGCACGGTTGTTTCCAACTAAAGGAGTGGTTTATGGCAGACGACAGCAAGCCGGCCGATGACGCGGCGGCCAACATCGCAGCACTTGAGGCCAAGGACGGTCCGCGCACGAACAACGAAAACGCGGAAACGAACGAAATCCTAGCTGCTCGGGTGCCAAGCGAGGATTTCGACCCGATCGACGCCTCTATCCGCATGAACGATCCTACCAAGTCGAGAAACGCTTATACCAGCCACGAAAGTGGGTTCAACACGGACCTGCCGCGTGACAGTGAGGAAGCCGATCCGATCGTTCCTCGTCAGGATAAGAGCGAGACCGAGGCCGGCGGCAAGTGAAGAATCCACGCATCGAATGGCTGCGCCTTTGGGGGTTTGTTGAAGGAACGCCCGAGGCAGACGCTGCATGGCAGCAGAAACAGTCTTTCGATGCGTGTCGTGCCCCGATGGTTATATCCGATCATATTGACGCTGTGGTCAGCCATGCGGACGGCAAAACCTATGAAAGCAAGTCGGCGCTGTTCCGCTCCTATCGTGCAGACGGCAATCCACAAGGCATCCGCTACGAGTGTGTGGGCGAACGCGTGGCCGAGCCTTACAAGCGTCCTCAGGCTGATCGCAATAAGGCGCGTGACGCCGTGACCCGCACCCTCCAACAGATGGGCCTATAAGATGGATCTCAGCACCGACCTTGGCACTTCGCAGGTTGCGGATGACAATCGGTTGTCCACCGATCTTGGCGCGGGCGGTACGGAAACCACTGAGGCCACGCCAGCCAAGGTGCCGGTCAAAGAAAGTCGCATGGATGCGCTCAAGCGCGCCACGGCCGACGTAGCGCCGAAAGAAAGCAAGGAACCGGCGGTCAAGCAGGAGACGACCGATAAGGGCGCTGAAGAAGGTAAGGCCGAGCCCGAAGCCAAGGAGTCGGCCAAGGCAGAAGAGACCCCAGCGGAAACCGCACCCAAGCAAGAACGTGCCCGCCGCCAGCCGATAGAGGCCCCGGCTAAGTTCATGCCGCGTGCCAAAGAGCTTTGGACGAACACACCGCACGAGGTGCGCGTGGAAATGCAGCGTGTCATGGCGGAGGCTGAAACCGAAGCCAACAGCGCGCGTGAGAGTAGCAAGCAGTATGAGGCGCTGAAGCCTTACGCTGAAATGGCAGAACGCTCCGGTACGACTATCGACCAAGCAATGTCGCGCTACGTGCAGATGGAACAAACGCTACGCAATAACCCATCAGAAGGGTTTCGCGCCTTGGCGACGAACATGGGTATGACGCCCGTGCAGGTGATCGGCCACGTCATGGCGGCCTATGGCGTGAGGCCTGAACAACTCGCACAGCACATGATGCAGTCGCCCAACGACTATACGGCGCTGGCGGCGCGTCCTCAGGCGTCATCCCAACACCAGCCAAACAACGAGGTCATGCAACTTCGTCAGCAGATGGCGCAGATGCAGCAATCGATGCAGCACAACCAGCTTCAGGCGACGGTCATCGAGCCGTTTGCGCGCGAAAATCCGCGTTACCATGAACTCGAAGGAACTATTGCACAGTTCCTGCAATCTGATATTATCCCGAAAGCACTTGGCCCGTCTGACCGGCTGGCTGCGGCGTATGACATGGCGGTTCGCATCAGTTCGCAGGTCAAGGCCCAGCCGGCAATTCAGCAGAATAGCCAAGATAGCGCTGACAGCCGCGCTGACACAGACTTCGGCGGCAAACTATCCGTTCGAGGCGCCCCGGCGTCGGGGGTCGAAACGACCAACGTGCGCAAGGGCAAACTGTCACGCGGCGACTCCATCAAGCGCGCAATGGCTGATTTGGGGCTCGCCAATTAAAGGAACCTAGGCGATGCCTGCTGTCGTATCTGACCGCAATTACCGCCAGATTCTGACGACCGCGATGGCTTATCGCACGCG